GAGGGCATCTCCCACTTCAGAGATACTAACCTGATTACTTGAGATTGGGTGGGTAATATCCAGACCTCCCGCCATGAAGATAATGTACTGAGAGTCTAGGGAGGGTTTCTCAGCGATCAAGGCTGATGCTGTTAGGTTGGAGTTGTCCAGGTGTTGATAGTATCTTAAATCTTTCCTAAGAGCGGCGTAGGCTTCCCCCGCTACCGAAATCCCCGCCAGATCACTTTCGGCAATAGCGGGACAGGCAAGGGCATAGGTGTCATCATAGGGGTCAAAAGCATAGAACCCAGTCTTAGCGGCAGAAGACCCAATATAGTGGGATAATTCAGCAGCTGTCCCGTCCAACCCCCCAGATAAGGCATACACCCCATTAGTAGGCCTCATTTGGTATGAGAGAAAGCCAGAGGTATCTGCATAAGAAATTGTAATAAGGTCTGAGTTCTGGAGTATCTTTGACAGGTAGGTTGAAGCAGCAATGGTACCATTCACAACCCTTAAATTATCATAGGTCTCAATTACCAGGTCATCATTAATAAGGGTGACTGTGAGATTAAAATACGTAGCGTTTTGGTTGGTAGCATCCGATATGGTTACCCTGACGTTATTGTAGTCTACCCCGGGAGCCTTTGCAAGAGCAGTGAATAAAGTATGTGGGGCGGCAGTCACAGTATCCACAAAAGTGGCAGCGGTGTTATCTGCCGTTGTGGTCTGGATGTGAGTAGTCTCATCTGTTACAACAACCGCTTTGGTAGCCCAGGGCCCGGAAGGACTAGCCGCTTTCTCGGCATTTATCGCGGCTAGTAATCCCGCGGTTACGTTTGCCGCGGTAGCAACAGTGGCCATGAAATAAACAGGGCTACCCCCGTCAATCGTCATTTTAAAGATATCCCCAATAGCTACGTTAGCCGGGGTATGAGTATCCACCTGGCCCTGGTCAACTCCAGCTGGAGTTACGTTAGCCAAAGTCAAAGTAGGGGCAGAAGCTCCAGCCCGGGAACTTTGTACAATAGGATCCGAAGTAGCGGTATCAGAACCAGCTCCCAGAATACGGTTGATCCGAAGGGTAGCTCCCTTCAACAAGGCCCTTTCACATATTAAAGGAAAATCGGAAGCTATATCGATATTACCAAATAAACTCCTAAGCTTTTTGGGACTAGTGATAAGGGTGCTGGGGTCATTAACCGGTCCCCGTTTAGTCTCGCCCTGAAAAAATAGTACCCCCACAGTTGGAGTTGCGGGTTGGTAAGCATCATTGACCACATTGAAATTAACATTCCCAGTTGTTGGCATATCACAAAGGTTTAATAATTAATATGGATTAATCTTGAGTTATCACGAAATTACCTCTTCCTGAACCTCATCTCCATCCATGTGAAATTTAACCTTGATCTCCTGCAGAGCTATCGCTAAACCAGCATCTCCAATATAATCAAGTAAGAATAGATCCTTTACCCTATATCTGTAAACATATTCCATGGCAGAAAAATCCTCGGTTTTTAGAATAGGTAAGGGAGTCGCAGAAATATTTTCAATAAAAAAATTAAAATCATCCATGTTTAATCCCGCTAACTTATAGGCTGGAATATAACCCCGTAGGGGAATAGCATTAACTACCATAGCATTTATAATCCTGAGCTGAACGGCGTTATCTGCGATAATGTGCAAGTTAAAGGCATAATCGACTGTTTGGGGAGGCCTAGATAAAACATGAAAGGAGCCGGGAGCTGCCTCGGGGTCTACCCCCGGTACTGGCCGATATTCTCTACACCCACTAGCTCCAACCTCTCCGGGAAGCATAAGTTCACTTAAGATAACTATCCTGGGTAGTTTAACTAAGCCCTTATAGTCCGGGCTAGAGTTATTAAAAACTTCTACGGCAAATTGCTTAGTTCCATTAGCAATAGCCGCTAAAGCCGCTTTATAGTTAGTGTACCCTACTGTTGTGTTGGGGTATGTAGAGATATCTGGTAAATACCCCTGACTAACTATTTCCAGCCTAAGCCGATGAAATATGGTTAGCTCTACTAATTCCTGTAAACTACTTAGGGGCTTCGGCATTATTTTCTGAGTCTTTATTTAGTTTTTTACCATACCATAATTGAAACACAAATACCCCGAGAGCTCCAACAAAAGTAGCAATCTCCATCCAATGAATTTCCCGGGTGATGTATTCTGTCTTTCCCCCAGAGACCCCTATAATATAAACCGGATTAAAAGTAACCCAGATTATATGAACAGTGAGGGTTAATAGCAAGATAGCAGTGGGGATTGTAATAATCAACAAATTAAGCCGGAGAGAGGACTCCGGCTTATTGTTCGAAAGGTATGATTTTAACCAAGCCATTATGGAGTCAATTTCTTCCAGCGGGCCGCAATAGGCCCATCATTTCGGATCTTAATCCAAACTGAAGTATCCGCTTCAGTCATGTGTAAAAACATAGCCCCCACGGCATACCCCGTAGAAGTAGTGTCCACCCCCCCAATGACTACCACAGGAACGGTAGCCTTTCCACTAAAAGTGGGATCTTGTAGAGGGGCATAGGTATCGAGTAAGAATTTACGAGTAGCATAACCCCCGGAAGCTGTACTGTTACTATCGGCTTTATTTACTTTTGCGGATAGGTCCAAAGGAGTAGCATAACCCCCCGGAGCTGTACCCCCGGAATCGGCCATCAAAACATAAGCTCCCAGAGTAGTTCCCAAAGCTGTACCGTTTACAGTTAAAGCCGTAAAAACTCCAGAGGGAGCAGTCACAGAAGTATTTGAGTAAACAGCCCCGATAAAATGCCAAGGGTAGGTAGGGTTAGTGGTCCCAAACCCATTATAGGTTTTAAAATCCTTGAACCAGGTTTGGTTACCCGATTTACGCCACTCAGCGGGATTTCCCTGAGAAAGCCCCGTGTATACGAATAAGGTAATAAGGGCCAAGCACAATGCCAATCTTTTCATGTTCTACGTTTTAATATTAAGTAAATGGTCTTTCACGTTCGTGTTTAAATTCTTCTTTACGTAAGTAGCAAGGGCAGCATTTCCCCCCATTTGTTTCCAGACTGCCGGAAATAAAGGCCTAGCGGGAATATTCCTAGACATAGAGCCAACCTGTAAAATCCGAGCTATCTGAGAAGCAGAGAGATCCGAGCGATTAGCTGACCCAGAAGCATCTTTGTTGATCCCCACTGATACCAGTTCTGGGCTAGTTTTAACTTCAATAGCCCCCCGTAAAATTCCGGCCCATTGGTAGATACCTGGATTACCCCCCGCTTTACTCTTCCTGGCTGAATAAAGGGGAGATAGCGGAGCCCAAGGTTTATCTAACCCCTGCCCGTTTGTATCTATTGCAATTAATAACCCCTTGTGGTATTTCCTAGCGTAAAAATTTAGGGACTTTAAAACAGATAATTTTGCAGCTTTAGGTAGAGTCCCCAACCTAGTAGATAAAGTATGCCAATCCCCGATTTCCTCAATGTAAACCTGAGAAGCAAGGTTCCGGGTATATAAAGAACCCCTAGTACCTGTGGTAAACCTTGATGAAGCCATTACCTGCTGGGAGTTCCAGTGGGAACCTCTTCCCTAACCACGATGATATACTCAAGAAGAGGGTCGTCGTGTGCCTGGGAAGCTTCCGTATCACCCATGCATTTATGAAGTACCCCGTTAATAATAAACCTATCCATGTCGGGGTTAAAGTTAAAGTTCCCGTTAGTGTTAATATATCCCAAGCCCCGAAGGTAATCCTTATTAATAATCAGCACAGCACTATCTTTTGCTAAAAAGCCCTTATCTGTTAGTTTGTCTATGGGCCATACCCTATATACATTATAGGCAATAAGAACATTTAGGCTAATCTCTTCGTAAGCTACATTCCCATACCTATCATCCCCATGATAGTCTAGTTTCTTTATGAGATGCTTCCAAGTTATAACTTCTGCGTTAAAAGTATCGCTAGCGTTATTTATAACTTGCCTGTATGCAGCCCACTGCTCACTACTTATTAGTTGCATTTCTTAATGTATACTTGGTAAAATGGTTGGAGCTAAGATTCTCTTTGCAAGCTTAGGACAAAACTCGATTATAACATTTAACCTAGAAGCTAATACACAAATCCGGTTAGTTAAGGAATCATACAAACCCCCGGGCTTAATGAGCTGGTAAACTGATACGGAAGAATCAAACCATTCCGCATTTGATGGGCCTGTTTCTACTCTCTTTAAATTACCGGATGATCCCGAGGCCCCCAAAGCCAGCACCCCGGCATTTGTAAGCCTGTCTGTGATTAGGTCATAGAGGACTAAATTAAGGATCAACTCATTAACCAGGGGAGGCCATATCCGCTCATTGTAAGCTAGGTTCTCTGGAATATGAGGATCTATTAGGGTATGTAAAAACTTCTGCCACTTCTTTATCAAAGTATCAACTACAGTCAAATCACTAGCCCAAGGGAACCTAGCCAATACACCCCCAACAATAGAATGAGGCATGGGGGTCCCCGTTAAAGCTACACTTACGGGCAGGGTAATTGTGTCTGTAGTGGAAGTCTCCCCTACTGTTAAGGTAATAGTTAAAGTTACTTCATAGGTATCCGCCGTGGGATATAGCTTCCCTGGGTTCTCATCGGTAGAAGTACCCTGGCTAGGACCAAAAGCCCAGGAAAAAGAAGTGGGGCTTCCGAGAGATAGGTTAATAAACTCTACAGAAAGCCCCGACGTCACATAGGTGAAATATGCTTTAAGCATCAGTCATAGTTTTGAACCAGTTTGTTGTATAGTTCTACAGCTTCTTCCCGGGTCTCCGCTGCCAGAATGGCATCAAGGTCCTTTTTAACAAACCCAAACTTCTTTACCTCTTTTTTAAACTCCTTATCCCCAAGGGTAAGTAAGTCAAGGGGAGGTTCAGGGGGGAGTTCAGGCTGGAGAGGGGGGTCAACGGGAATTAACCCATGATTCAGGAAACGTTGATATTCTTCCTCAGTAGCCACAACCACATGACCCTGATTTATGGCTACTGCCAATTTTTTTGACTTAGGTAACCTGGTTACCTCAATAATTTCCTTTCCCCGAATCAGAACCTGGGTGGTAGGGTCAAAAAATAGTGTAGCTTTTTCTCCTAGTTTATAGTACTTTGCCATAGTGTTTTATATAAAATAGTTCAAAGAAAATGGGAAGTCACCTCCCCATTTCCTGCAAACCAAACCCATAATTATTCAATTACCACATTCTGAAAAGGATCCACATCCATGTATGAGGGGAACCCATAGCTTCCAAAGGCCAAGCTGGAATCCATAACAATGCAGGAATCTCTGAAAAGCTTAGCAAACCCGGAAGTAAGAGAAGCATAAAAAGCCTCCGTTTGGTTAGATACAATCCTTTCGGATTCCACCAGCAACGGTTGGGCATTGAATTTGATCAAGCAGGACCCCGGGTCAAGGATCAACTCCTGGTTAGCCGGAACATTTCCATGGATAAAATAGTTGAACTGTTCGGGGATGGGGGTTTTCAGGTTCATTTTCACCAGCTCGGTTCCCGGATGGTATTGGTTATTCCGTTTAAATTCATCCAAGTCAAGGGTAGTCAGAGCTGCTGCTTCCCCAGCAATCATGGTGGAAGGTAACCGGCCCATACGGGATAACCGGATCCAAACTTTCAGGAAATCACTGTACTTTTTCGTCCCGGCAGTAGCAATACCAATAACCGGTGCGCTTTCAGACCCATCGGCCTGTTCCCCGTTGATCAAGGTGTCAATGGCCAGGGTATCCTGGGCATGTCCCAGTTTTACTCCGAAGTCCCGTAGGAAAATCTTCAGTACAGCCAGGGAGGAGTACTGCAGTACCTCGTAGGGGATCTTTACCCCGCGGCCAATTTTGAAGATGCTGAATTTTTTCTGTCCCCAAGAGAATGTTCCCACCGGAATGGTCTCTCCCTCTCCGACTTTTTTGGGAGCAAACTCACTCATATTAATCCAGGGCATAACCTGACTCAACCCGGTAGCAGTTTCCTCAGCTGCAATGATATTGGGCCAAATGGGTGCAGCCCGATAACCCAGGAGTAAGGCCTCCCGGATAATCTCCGGTACAATCCACCGGATATCTTCATCGGGCAAAGTAAACAAGTTCTGGATGGTATCTTCTCTGGGATTAATCCCCAAGTCTGCTAAAAAAGCATCATACTCAAGTCCAAACTTCTCTTTGACGACCTCTTGAAAGGAGATATCAATGGGGTGGTCTTTATCCTTCCGGAGGCTTTCCGCCAATTTTACAGCTTCGCGAATTTTGCCTTTAAATTGGCTTTTGTCATACTGAGTTGTATTCATGTTTATGGATTTAACTGTTTTTTAATGTCTAAATAATTACCCGGGTTTGATTAGTACAGTAAAAGTAACCGTACAATGTCATTGTCATCCCCCGAGTCCAAAAGCCAACCAGCCTGGTTAGTGGTTACTGCGGTGTTCTCGGGATTCAGGTATCCAAATTCGTACCCGGGAGTTGTAACCACATCCTCAACAGCCACCACCTTAGCGGGGCCCGGGATAACTGTGGTAGCCAATTTACAATAGATGACTGTATACCCCTTCATAAAGGCTGTAATAAACTGCCCGGGGATCCCATAGTGCATGGATACTCCGATCACTCGGGGGGTTACTGTAGCACCCCACCAAGCCAAAGTGGCAACCGGTCCCAGGATAAGTTCGTCCTCACCCAGCTGAGCAATGGGCATACCCTGAAGGATATCGTTCAGCACGGTAGATGACGAAACAACTGCAGTCCCAGCTCCTGTTGAAGCTACCAGCCAATCTGCCAAAACCGGAGTAACCTGGTTGTCCAGATAAAATACGATGGTACGGTTGGTACTATCCAGTGGGGATATCTTGGCATCGGTCACAGCGGTCAAAGCCTTCAGGGCTGTAACCAGCAAAGCCATAGTAGCGTCAGGACTTGAAGAATAAGCTACCGGGGTGATAGCAATACCCCCGACCTTACCCGAGATGGTGTCATCGGCTACAACATCTGCGGAAAAAACCAATTTACCCAAATGCCCCGCAACTGAAAATTCGAGGGCCAATTTATGAGATTCAGGACCAACCAAAAAGATGGATTTGGTGACACTTCCTAATGATTCCGGCATAGCAGTAAGTTTTAATTATGTTTTGTATATGTTTATACGAACCAATCTTGAGAGGGTAAGAATACCTACTTGACCACTCCCACAAAATGCTTGGTAGCTTCTTTGGTTGCTTTGTTTATAAAAGTTTCCCGAATATTACCGGGGTTAGGAGGATTGTCCTGGGAAAATGAAACAGAAGCCCTGGAAACATTTTTGCTTCCGCAGTCTTTACAGGACAAAGGCATGAGATTTTCCACCTGCCCTTGGTAGTCTGCAATTAACCCCTCTACTGCGGCAACTGCCATTGTATCGATGGCGGTTAGCAGAGCGGCATCAGCCTTGTCTCCCTTTAAGATGGTGAGTAAACGTTTTGCTTCATTTTTCTTAAAATTTACCACCTCTTCAGCTTGAGCCTTAAAAGTCAAGGCTTCATCCCGCTCAGTGGTAAGGGAGGTAACTGTTTGAGTAAGGGTACCAATTTCAGTATCCTTATCAGTAACTGTTTGGGTAAGGGTACCAATTTCAGTATCCTTATCAGTAACTGTTTGGGTAAGGGTACCAATTTCAGCCAATACCCCTTTTATATGAGTAACGAAGCTTTCCTGATTGGCGATGGTGGTAGGGTCAAGGCCCAAAGAAACCAGTAATTCTGATAATTCCATATCGGTATTGTTTAATTTAAAATTATTGGTATTGTCGTCTTCATGATCTGAGATTAAATCACTAAAACTCATAGAAACACAGTTATAGGGAGAAGGTTTACCACCAATGGGGGTAAAATAACTATTGTGTCTGAAAATAGAATCATCCGCAAAAGACATCTGATATATCTTCTCCGCCTGCTTGGCTAAAACTATTTGACCGTTTTCAACCTTTTTAGCAAAGGGGTCAGCCCCATGAGGAACTAGGGAGTTCTCGTAATACATTAGGATTTTACTAACATGTTTAGAATAAAGATTTCCTTTAGAATCTTTAGTCCCTAACTTTGAGTAAAACTCTTCGTCTGATAGATCCGGATGGGATTTGTCCCAATTAAACCGGACAGTTACTGAACAGGAGTGCAGGGCCGGGGGGTCCATCATTATTAACCTAGCCAACCGGGGGTTAGCCTTACCGTCAATCTTTAACTTCGCGTTTATACCCGCAGGAACTTTTACCCCATCCTCAGTAGTGTAAGCTTCTTGCCAATAAACCGCCTGTATAACCCCAAGTACATTACCCGACATCATCTCATGATCTACCATAACGGCCTGCCCAACCAGTAAGTTACGGGATTTCTTTAAAATGTCCCCCTGGGTAAAGTCGATCGCTCTGTATGCCGGATCTATTACTATTTTTGATAGAACCCTATAAACTGGGTAAATAAACTCAGCATCAGTAGGG